ACATAAAGCTCGGAAGCGTTGAGGTCGATGGCACCCAACGCGAGGCCAAGGGCATGATGGACTTGTGCTGGATAAGCGAGGGCATCATTGCCGATATTAAGACCACCAGTGCGCCAACGATTCAGGCATTTGCTGAAGATATGATACGGCACCTTAACCACGTTCAGGCGGTATGGTATTCAATGCTTATGGGCTTTAACCCTGCGAACTTTTACTACATCGGAATACCGCCAAAGGTGAAGCAGTCGGGTAAGTTCAGCGACCTCTACCTATACCGGCATAATCAGCTCGAAATTGACAACGCGAAACAGTTAATCTCTAAATATTTTAAGGATGAGCACAGCAGTTGATTTAGGCGATTTGAGCGAGTTTACAGGCCACAATTATAAGAACGTGGCATCGTACCTCATGGCTTGCGGATTCGATTATTATGAGGGCAATTATAAGTATCGTAAATTTTACAACGATTATGAGCATAACCGCTGCATCGTTATTGACCTATACGATGATGCTGAACGCGCTGGTAAGGTTGAGATTGTTACACTACTTACAAATGTTTACAAACGATGAGAACCAAACGCAACGCCCATAAAGAAACCGACATCTACTTCGCAATATCGAAGTTTATGAAGCTCAAATACCCGAATGTATTATGGCGGTTTGATTTCAGCGCAGGGGTGAAGATGAGCATCGGACAGGCTAAATCGCACAAGGGGCTTAATCCGCATCGGGGCTACCCTGACCTGTTTATCTGCCAACCATCGAACGGTTACGCCGGGCTATACATCGAGATTAAGAAAGATGGTGAACGCATCCAACGGCTCGATGGAACGCTCTACGCCGATCAGCACCTGGAAGAGCAGCACGCAATGCTGAATCGGCTCAACGCCGTTGGCTACAAGGCAGTGTTCGGCATAGGATTTAACGAGTGCATTGACATAATCGATGAATATTTACGATGAACTAAAACACCATGAAAACAACCTACACAAGCACTACGTGCCTACTAATTGCAGCCGCGATGTTATTCACCAGCTGCGAGCGATGCTTTGAATGTCGAATAATGCAGAGCAGCACCAATCAATACGGACAGATGCAGCCACAGCCTCCCATAATCATTGAGCAGTGTGGCATGACACGGCGCGAGAATAAGCAATACGTTGAGCAGATGACAACCAGCACAACGGTAATCATTAACAACAAAAAATACACTACTGATACGCGGGTATCGTGCAAGGAAGTCAGATAAAATTTGTATATTTGAGCGTTTGGAAGTCGAACCCCGAACTAATGTAAAACATTTGAAGCCCTTTGGGGGCTGCGAGGCAAGGGTAAAACCGAGCCGGTTCGACCGCAGCCATCAAAGGGCGTTTTTTTTACAATGGAAACTAACTATTTAGAACAAATCGAAGAGGCATTAATAAATGCTGCGATTAAAAAGCAAATTGAATTAGAACGTTTGGCTCATGATTTTAATGGCGACCATATTGAGGTTCTTGAACAATTATTATTGCAAAAAAGAAAATATTGGATTAGAAGGGGTTTAGAATTGTTTAACAACAACCTACCTTTTTAATTATGTTTAATTATTTTAACGGTTATTGGAATTGGGCAGGCGAAAATCCTGCCCTCAATAACACTACATCAACGGCTATTTATTTTTATATTGTTTCGATAGCTAACCAACTTGGATGGAAGCCAGAGTTTAGCCTATCATCAACTCAAATTATGAACGGTTGCGGAATTGCAAACTATAAAACTTATAAAAAGCATTTAGATATTTTGATTGAAAATGGGCTTATAAAGGTAGTTCGTGAATCAAAAAACCAGTATATGGCTAATGTATTTGCTTTGGTAAATTTTACCGAAGCATTACCGAAGCAAGACCAAAGCACTACCGAAGCATTGCCAAAGCAATACCAAAGCACAGCCCATATACATAAGACTATAAAGAATAATAAGACTAATAAAGAAAATAAAGAATATAGGTCTATTGATGAAATAAAGTCGTTTACGTTTTTTAAGACAGATGAAAAATTAAATGAAGCATTCAAAAATTTTCTAATTAATCGAATAACGATTAAGGCATATCCAACAACTTTAGGCATTAGAAACCTTCTAAAGCAAATAGGAAAGATTTATAAAACACCTGAAGAAGCGATTGAAGGCATTGAAATTTCTATACAATCAAATTACAAAGGATTATTTCCAGTTAATAAGCAAAATAACCTTAAACAACAACAACCAACAAAGACACGCGCCCAGATGGGCGTTAAAATGGAATAAAAGCACTACGTGAAAAAAATACATTTGACCTATGAACATACCAAAGCACTTCGTGCCTAAGATAGAACAAGCTCTAATGTTTCTTTGCCTTAACGGCGATGAGAACTACCGAGAAATAGCGCCGCAGCTTATCGAAGATTACTTCGCAGATGACACCGCGCTTAAAACATTTAAGCTCATTAACGCGATTATGAAGGACGGCAAGCAGCCTACATTCGTTACTTTCGGGCAATACGCGACAAAGGACAAAGCACTAACACCGCAACAGATTGCATCGGTCACCCAATGGGGCAATGAGCTGAGTTACTCCGAACCGATTAACCAGTACATCGCAATCCTCAAAGATGAACACATCAAACGCAATATAAACACCATACTAACCGAGCAAGCACTCGGGCTAGGCAAAGAATCGAGCGGAAGCGAAACAGCCGTTAACATCATTAAACGGCTCAACACACTGATCGAGAATGGCAGCCCTACCGATAACATCATAACCACGCCACAGCTAACAAGCGAAGAGCGGCAGGCATATTACCGCCGCGCCGCGTTGCATCAAAGCGGTAAAACAAGCGGGCTCAATACCGGCATCGCAGCACTTAACCGATTCACTGGCGGATTTCATCCCGAGCTTATAATCATTGCAGGCCGCCCATCGATGGGCAAGACCGCCCTCGCATTATACCACGCCTGCCAGTTCAATGAGCCGGGCATATACTTCAACCTCGAGATGAATCAAAGCCAGCTCTGCCAGCGGCTCATACTTCAACATGCAAACGATTCAATAAACAGCGCACGGCTTCGCGATGGTAACCTATCTCAGCCCGAGCTACACGCATTTGAAACCACGATCGGATTAGTTGAGAAGTTACCCATCACGATATACGATAAGCCGCGATGTGGCGTACATGAGGCAATACGCATAATGCGCCGAGAAGCTCGAAAAAACAATTGCAAGTGGGCAATCATTGACTATCTTCAGTTGATGACAATCGAGGGCTTTAGAGGTGGTAATCGAGAGGCTGAGGTTGCAGAGATAAGCCGAACATTGAAAGCCGCGCAAAAGGAGCTTAATATGCCCATTATCGCACTTGCGCAGTTAAGCAGGCAGGTCGAGCAACGCGCCGATAAAAGACCGATACTCTCAGACCTTCGCGAATCGGGCAGCATCGAACAGGATGCCGACACGGTTATGTTTGTTTACCGCCCCGAATACTACGGATTGATGGACGAAGCAGGCAACCCTTATAGCTCCGATGTGTTTTATTTATTTGAGAAGCACCGGCAAGGCTCAACTGGTGAGGTACGCTTTAAGCATAATAGCACCATAACGAGCTTTCACGATAGCGGCTCGAGTGGTGGCAGCTCTTATTTGCCTATGCCTGAAGCCGAGCCAATCTTAAACGGTAGCCCAAAGGCAATGCAGCCGAATGAAACTTTTACGCGTGCTTCGCTTGATTTTAATCCGTTCTAATGACAATCGAAGAGCAACTAATCGAGCGCATGAATAACTACCAGCCGAGCGAGGCAACGCTAACCGATGGATGCGTAACATACCACAGCACCACGCGAACGCATCGAAGTTATGCAGCCTACTTGAAACACGCGCCTGATGGCTCATTCGTGCGCAAGGTGTACCTCAAACGCTGTTATGAGTGGCTTATGCTTCTGAAAAAAAACGGCATCGAAATGCATCACACAATCAAATAAATACTTATCTTTGCAAACATCAATGGAATCAAGTGAAAACATAAAGACAGGGCGAGGTGGCTACCGCGAGGGAGCTGGAGCGAAGCCGCTATATGGCGAGCCAACGGTTAACATTACCTTTCGTGTTCCCGAGTCGCATAAGTCATCGATTCGCCGCATGGTTTATGATTACATGGATGGATTAAAGACTAACCGCAAGGAACAAACCGAGCATAATATGCCTGAATATGGATGCTAAGCAAAATATGCCTAAGCTCTTAACCATACCTTGCGCCATTGAATCGGTAGCCACGCGCCGCGATAAAACGATTAAGGTAACAATCGGAACGCAGGAGCTATCGCCCGAACAAACGAGCGCACTGTTCAACCAGTGGATGGGTGGGGTAGGTGTGATGGCATTCAAAGGTGAGCAGTTCAATTACAACGATGAACAGCTGCTCAACAACCTGAAGCTTGATGCAGCCGAGCTTGGAAGCAAGACAC